CTTCTGGAAGTTGGCGGCACGAAGCGACAACTGCGTGTTAATGATTTCAGTCTTGAGCATAGGGATTGGTATGTAGTCAGGCACGTCAAAGTTGTCCGATTCAATACAATCACGGATAACCGAAAGGACTGCGTTGATAGCGTTGTTGCTGAGTGAATAGCCACCCTCAAGGTCTGGAAGTTCCATGAACTGTGCAATTCGTTCCTGCGGGATTACGCCTACCTGTGCCAACTGCTGCAACTGCTGAAGCTTTGTTGATGGGTCTTTTGACAATGAATCAGCCGCACTGAACTGAATCTGCATTTTCTTTTCTTCATCAACGATGTCACGCCACTTTACGTCAAGTCGGTTTGGTGTGTCTGGTAAAATCGTTTCATCTTTTGGGAATACCCTTAGACAAGTCTTGGCGATTTCAACATAGCACCTTATGACCTGGTTAAGCTGTTCTTCAAAGCGTTCCGATTCAACGTCTTCTACTGTCTGCAAGGCGATACCGGAATTCAAGCCAGTAGGTTTCTTGGACTGTGCCGAAAGCTGGGAAATACCTACCATTTCATAGGCTGTTTCCTTAAGGTTGTTGATAAGCTCAAGGTATTCCGCATCAATGAAAGGCGGTGTTGCTATCGTAACTGGTGAGCCCGTCATGTCAGAAGTAGCCTTGTATGTAATGATGTTTCCGATACGGTTGTTCAGTTGTGAAGACTTGATTGTAGCGTCATCTGGCAAGAAAATCGTGTTAGCAGGTGTTAACTGCGAAGCGTCCTTTACCTTTGACATAAGAATGTTGATTTCTGTCTGGATTCCGTAAAGCATGTCTACGATAGACACTGATGAGCCACCGTGGATTGGGTTGTTGTACCAAAGGAATACGAAAGGCACACGGTTTCCCTCATACTTTTCAATGTCAACGAAGTCAAGCTCAGTAATGTAAACGGCCTTGCACTGGTCTACGGTGTCATAGTAGATACCGTAGGTCACGTATTCCTGCTGTGGGTTCTTTTCCAAGACCTTTTTGCGGAATCTCTCTGGAAGCATTGAAACAGGAAAGTCCTTCTGGCAGTAGTAAGCCCTTGTGATGTTGTTGTATGTAAGCTCAGCCGGTCTTACGAAAACCTGCCATGGAAGTGCCTTTGTGATAGACTTTGTTTCGGCATCCACGTAAAGAACGCCGTGGTCAAAGATACAGGCGTCACGGAAAGCCATAGACACCTTCTTGTTGACTTCTTCTATGTCAAAATACTGGTCAAAGTATTGCTGTGCGTTCTTACAAACGCTGATGTCCTTGAAAGTTCCGTTGATACAGTTGAAGAACGGTCTTACCTTTGACTGCGCAATCTTGGAAGTAAGCGTGTCGATACAAGACTTGATGACGTTAAGCGACGGCGTAAGCGTAGTGTCTGTCTCAATAGATTCCTCGATGTTGTAAAGCCCGACTATGGAAGGGTTCCTAATGTTCTTTAGGGTTCCTGCGGGCGTGTTGTTGTAGTAGTTATAGTTTCTGTAATACTTGGATAATCTGGACTCATTAAGCGTCTTTAGCTCAGATACCCTGTCACGGATTTGTTCTTCTGTAATCATAAGGTATTAGTGATTTAACTAAGATTACCAAGTATTTGATGTAGTATTTGCTATCTTCAAAACTTGAACATTTACGTTTGTACCACCATAAAAGTTTGGTCCTGGCTCGTAAGTTTCATCACCGGCTATTGTAGTGGTTGTAGTCCTCAATGTGGGGTAAAGATTACTTATCATTCTATAAATCATTCCACCCCTTAGGAAAACAGCCGTAGTACCGCCGTGTTCACCCCTTGCAATGGAACCTATTGTTACTTCTCCTACATCGTATTTATAGTAGCTTATTTCTGTATAACTAGTTCCTGTATCTGACCATCCTTGGGTTGTTAAAAGAAAGTGTATGCGATTTTGGTTGTAAGCACTACCTCCCGAAACATTTGGTGAATGAATCTCACAATCATGCTCTAAGTCAGTACTTTCGAATGTTACTGGGTAGAATGTATTAATGTCTAAATTAGTTAAATCAAGTGTATAATACTGCTTATTGAAACTCTTGAAGTTAGTATTATTAGCATTAATAGCATTGGTTATAGCACCATTCGTTGCAAAGTCAGAATCATTTGTAAGTTGACTTGTTTTAGTTGGAACGTCACTTGTCAAAGCTATGGTGCCGCTTTTTTTAGGAACTGATACGGAATGGGTCGGCGTATCTTTTGACGTTGTTGGGTAATAGTTGAACTGTATTGTTTCACCACTACCGGAATCATCCCACGTGCCAAGTTCAAGAACACAGTTATTCTCAGATGTACCCCTTACACGCAACAAACCACCATCATTTGGGTTGTCCATTTGATACGGTATCATAAGTCCGTTTCTAAATGTCGTTATCTTGTGTACATTAGCGTCATCTGCAAGGTTTCCACTTCCTTCCGGGATGTCCGCATCATTGAAAAGCACGTTCTGTGGCGAAACAAAACCACTGTCATTGGTAAGCTGGCTTGTCTTTGAAGGTATAGTCGGCTTATTGCTAAGGTCATTATAGCTTCCAGATGTCGCAACAGAAGCCAGGCTGGGTTTGTTCAAGATACGTGCAACACCAGATGTGGCATTCCAGTCACTGTTCACTTGTGCCGCCGGAATGCTCGGCTTGTTGGTAAGGTCGTTATAGTTTCCTGATGTCGCAACCTCAGCGAAGCCTTCTATGTCAGAAGCGTCCAATGTAACGATACCCTGCTTTCCGTTGACTGACACTACACCAGCGTCTTTGTTTATTCCATCAAGTATCTTGTTTATTTCCGCAATAGCACTGTTTACCTCATTCAGCTTTTCGTTAAGAAGCTTTGCTTTATCGTTCGTGTCCTTTTCCATGCTGAAAAGGCTTGTATTTATGGCCTGAGGACTGTTATTCGTTACCGTTGTCATTAAAACCCCCTAAAAGTTGAACTTGCTTACTTGTGTCG